ACGATGAGAGCGTGGCGTTCGCCCGCCAAGCTCTTAAAGCTGTTGGGACTCCAGAGCTGTTTAATGCTTTGGAACTCACCGGCACCGGGGACCACCCGGAGTTCATCCGTGTCTTCTCGAAGATTGGGAGAGAAGTTGCGGAAGGTCGGCTTGATTTCGGCAAGGGCAACCCCACGCCCGAGACGTCGAGGGATCCGGCGAAAACTCTGTATCCCAACATGAACTGACAAGGAGTCTGACTCATGGCTGTACTTTCGGTCCGTAATCCGACCCTTCTTGATCTGGCAAAAGCCACTGATCCTGATGGTCGTATTGCGACAATTGTCGAGATCCTCAACGAAACTAACGAGGTACTCGAAGATATGGTCTGGATGGAGGGAAACCTTCCTACCGGCCACCGTACTACGATTCGCTCTGGTATCCCTACACCTACGTGGCGCAAGCTTTACGGTGGTGTTCAACCAACCAAGTCGACTAACGTGCAGGTCACAGACAACTGTGGCATGCTCGAAGCCTATGCAGAAATAGACAAGGCTTTGGCCGACTTGAACAACAATACGGCTTCGTTCCGTCTTTCCGAAGACCGTCCCCACATTGAGGGTATCGCGCAGGAAATTGCCGACACCCTGTTCTATGGTAACGAAGGCACGGAGCCTGAAGCCTTTACCGGTTTCAGCCCCCGATACAATAGCCTTAGTGCCGAGAACGCCGACAATATTGTTGTCGGAGGTGGTTCCGGTACGGATAACGGTTCCATCTGGCTTGTCGTATGGGGCGAGTCCACTTGCCACGGCGTGATCCCCAAAGGATCTTCTGCTGGTCTCCAGCACCGTGACATGGGGGAAGTTACCATCGAAGACGCCAGTGATGGGTCCAACTCGGGACGCATGCAGGCATATCGTACTCATTACCGCTTCGACGCGGGTCTGACAGTACGTGACTGGCGTTATATCGTTCGTATCCCGAATATCGATAAGTCGGCCCTAGTTAAGGACGCGGCAACGGGTGCGGATCTGAACGATCTGATGTTTCAGGCTTCCGAGCGTGTACCGAACCTGAATGCGGGCAAGGCCGCTTTCTATATGGCTCGTGACATGCGTACTTTCCTGAGGCGTCAGAATGCCAACCTGCGATCTGGTTCGACACTGTCCTATGATGAGGTCGGTGGACGTAAGGTCATGAGCTTCCACGGTATCCCGATCAAGCGTTGCGACGCTCTGGCCGCGGATGAAGCTCTGGTGTCCTGATCGACTCTTTGAAACTTTGAGCTCGAAAAGGAGACAAGCTCATGATTATCGACGAACGCTTGGAGTTCGCTGACGCAGTATCAGTAGCAGCCGCTGCTGGGACTGCTAATATCGGTGACATTATCGACATGTCTGTCGCTCGCGACATCGGTATGGGTCAACCCGTTTATCTCGTTATCGGTGTTGATACCGAGATCATCACAGGAGGTGCTGCAGGTACTCTGAAGTTCCTGCTAGTATCTGACGCGACAAGCACGATTGCCACTGACGGCTCGGCCACGCAGCATTTTGACTCCGGTACTTTTGTTACCGACGGTACGGATGCAAACGGTGCCAAGATGAAAGCTGGTCAATTCCCGGTTGTCGTTGCTCTTCCGATGGAGGGTAAGGAGTATGAACGCTTCCTCGCTGTTCAGGCTGTCACTGCTTCGACAACCACGACGGCAGGCGCTATCAATGCTTTCCTGACGCTTGATCCACACGGATGGGTTGCTTATGCGGATGGATCCAACTGAGTAATGGTGTGATGTCACACCGTTAATGGGGGGGAGCCTGCTTCGGCGGGCTCCCTTTTCTCTAAAAACAAGGAGTTTATATTATGCCAAAAGGTAAGGGCACATACGGGTCAAAAGTGGGTAGGCCCCCTAAATCGAAACCATCTTCAAAGAAGATGTCTAGGAAGTGATATGTTAGGGGAATCCTGCTTTGGCAGGGTTTCCTTTCTCTAAACTAGGGAGGATTATATGCCACGAGTTATTCTACGAAGAACATGGTTTGCACCAACTGATTACGTTAAAGTAGACCGCCTTCGCACTATGGCGGGTCAACGATTTCGACGTGGGGAACACGACATTCCTCAAGAGTACATGGATTTCCTGCCTTCTGATGCGGAGGTACTTGACGAACACACCAAGGCTGCACCGGCCACGCCCGTTGAGGAAACACTTTCGGACAATGAAACAGAGAATGCACATGTGGAATCTATTTCCGATGCCTCTGAAGACATTCAGGCCAAGCGGGCTTCGTTTCAGGCTGAACTTGAAGCAGAGGCTAAACCTAAGAAGCGAGGTCGCCCCCGCAAGGGAACCTGAAGCATCACATGCGAACGGGGGTTAAATTATGGCTGCTAGTGACGTCACAATCGCCAATCTGGCCCTATCACGTTTGAGGGCTGGAACTATTTCGTCCATGGGGGAGAACTCTCCTGCGGGTAAGTACTCCAGCATCTGGTACGATGAAAGTCGAAAGCAACTTCTAGAGTCTTTTGACTGGGGGTTCGCTAGGCGTACGGAAACTCTAGCTGTTCATGGTGATGCTGCTCCCACCGCACGTTGGGCTTTCAGGTATGCCATGCCTAGCGGGTGTATTGTAGCACGGTACATTCAGAATCCTGTTAGCATTACAGCAGATCCTGTACCCTACCAGATTGAGATGAACGACGCTGGAACAGAGTCCACTCTCGTAACGAACGTAGAAGACGCTGTCTTGATATACACTTACGACCTCTCCACTACGTCTTTGTTTAGCCCTTCATTTGTCGACGCACTTAGCTGGCTCCTGTCTTATAATCTGGCGTGGCCATTGACAGGAAAAGGAGAACTTCAGGATCGTGCAGAGAGAGGGTTCAATATATCGATGAGGGCTGCGGCTGCACACGATGCAAATGAGCAGAAGTACGAACCTCGCAGACAGGCATCGTGGATTGAAGCGAGGAACTGATGCCAGAGATACTTCACCCGTCATTTGCGAAAGGGGAAGTGTCCCCTGAACTGTATGGTCGCGTGGATACGGCCATGTATCAGGTGGCCCTGCGTAAGGCACACAACGTCCTGATTCACTCTGAGGGAGGCCTCAGTAATCGACCCGGATTGCTTTATAGCGCTCCAGTGAAGACGCACACAGAAGCTCCTCGCGTCATAAAGTTCCAGTTCAATACAACGGACACTTACTGCCTGATCTTTGGCAATCAGTATATGCGTGTTATCAGGGAGGACGGCGGGGTTCTTAATGCCAGCACTGCTATCTCAGGCGTAACGCAGGCTAATCCGGCTGTTGTATCTGCTTCCGGACACTCAGCGGTAAATGGAAGTGATGTATTCATATCCGGTGTCGTGGGTATGGATGAGTTAAATGGTGGGTACTACAGGGCTGCGGGAGTGTCGTCTGGGTCTCTCCAGCTAACCCATCAAGTGACCGGAGCAAACATCAACAGTAGTGCGTTTAGCGCGTATTCCTCTGGTGGGACGGTGTCGGTGGTTTTCGAGCTTGCGACGCCTTACGTTATTGCGGACGTGTTTGACCTCGTGTTCAAGCAGTCTGCTGACGTCATTACTATTACACACCCCAGCTACGAGATAAGGGAGCTCGCTAGGTCGGACCATAATTCATGGGCATTAACGTCGCCTACTTTCGGCCCTACTCAGGACCACCCTACAGGGCAAACCGTGACGGTTAATACTACCGGATCGGAGACACGTTCGTATCAGGTAACAGCTATAGCATTAGACACTTTTGAAGAGAGTCTACCTGCTCTAGGAAATACGACAGCTACAGTGACTGGTGTTACTCAGGCCAACCCAGCGGTAGTGACAACGTCGGGCACCCATGGCTACGCCACGGGCGATGAAGTGGAAATAAATTCTGTAGTCGGAATGGTCGAGATCAATCAGCGACGCTTTGAAATAACGGTCCTGTCTGGAACTACCTTCAGTTTGTCTGATGAAAACAGCACGGGATATGTAGCGTATTCCAGTGGGGGCACTTCCAACGAAACTTCAGTCGGTGTGGCAAACAGTGCATCCTCGGAAGACAATACAATTGCATGGACGGCTGTAGCAGGAGCCTTGAAGTACTCCGTGTATCGGCGAGACAATGGCATCTACGGGCTGCTTGGAGAGACTGAGACAACTACTTTCTTAGATAGTAATCTGACGCCAGACCTAGACCTAAACCCACCTAAACAGCGCAACCCATTTCTTGGTACAGGGAACTATCCTAGCTGCTCTGGTTACCACGCGCAGCGTAGAGTTTTCGGGGGATGGAATAACAGCCCTAACACGACTGAGCATTCGGTTACGGGGCAGAGGAGCAACTTCAGCAAGTCTCCCACTTCACGGGCAACTGACGCTATTACTGCAACACTGGTGTCCGACGAAGTCCACGTCATCAGGCAGATGCTCACGTTAAACGACCTTATATTGTTCACTTCAGAAGGCGTGTGGCGCGTGTTCTCGGGAGCGGACAGCGGCTTCGAAGCATCTACCATTAAGCAGAAACCCCAGAGTTTGTGGGGATCCTCTGTGCGTCAGCCTATCGCTGTAGGTGATACGGCTCTGTACGTGCAGGAAAACAATGCTGTGGTTAGGGCGTTGAGCTACTCCCTTACTGCTGACGCATACTCCAGCACTGACATGAACCTGTTGTCTAGCCACCTTTTCGAGACCCATCAGATCGTTGATTGGACTTACTGCAAGTACCCAGATCCTAGGATATATGCAGTGAGGTCAGATGGCACAGCGGCATGCCTTACTTTCTATAAAGATCAGGAAGTTATCGCATGGACAACTCTCGACACTGATGGCCACTTCGAGTCCGTAACTGCTCTAAGGCCTTCGTCGAGCTTCATCGAAGATACCCCTTACTTCGTTGTAAAGCGCACGATCAATGGCCAGACAGTACGTAACGTAGAGAGGTTTCAGACCCGCATATTTGACGATGTCAGGGACGCTAAGTTTCTGGATTGCGGCATTAGCTACGATGACCCTAAGACTATTACTAACACCACCGCTGCAAGCCCTGTCGTCGTAACATCAGCAGCGCACGGGTTCTCCAACGGCGATGAGGTAGACATTTCCGACGTGGTGTGGGCCTCCACGTTTGACGATATATTTAACGAGGTGCAGCCTGAGCAACTTAATAACACGCGCTTCACTGTAGCCAGCTCTGCAACTAATACCTTCGCGCTAAACGACTCCAGCGGAGGCGCTATAAACGGCACCGCATTCTCTGCATACGTTAGCGGGGGAAAGGTTCGACGCGCCGTCAATTCTATCAAGGGGCTACAGCATCTCGCTGGTCATGCTGTTATCGCTCTTGCAGACGGGGGAGTTGTATCGGCATTGACTGTGGCCTCAGACGGGTCTCTCA